GTACACAATATCAAAAGTTTCATCCCGATGAAGATAAAAGAACTCATATGAGAAATAGAGTTGGACATCCAGGTCATGCAGTAGGTGTTAGAGATGACTTAATACAAGATGAAAAAAAGTTCAATACGATGATAGAAGAGAGTGAATTGGGTGGAGCTATTAAAGATTCAGAAAAACTACGAAGTAGTCTTATGGATGCACAAAAAAGAATAGATGAAATACGGTCACAGATAGAAAATGAAAATGGTAAATATAAGAACAAAGATTTGGTAAAACTTCGTAAAGAATTAGAACAAGTTAACAAGGACATGATTAAGACTTTAGAAGAGAGTGTTGATGTTAACGAGTTAGAAAATTTGATAGGTAAAGCAAACACAAAAATGTTTATGAGTGGTGGATGTAATGCCGTAAATTTAATATCAATGGCATCTGTTTTGAAAACATCAGATGGTTTAAATACAATCGAACACAATCATCAAATAATAAATAATGATGGTCTACAATCAGATACAGATAAAGGAACACCAAACTTAAAAGATTGGAAATTTCAGTTCCGTGCATTTGATGGTAGGGGTGGTGGACTATTATGTGGATTTGTAGGTGGTGACCAAAAATGAAAACACAACTACTATGTACATTCGTAAAACGAAACAGATTTAAAGAAATCATAGATATCATTATAGCTTGTAATGATATAGTGTTTGATAAAATCTATGTATTTCAAAATGAAAATGATTACAGTCAATTGATATGTACCTATAACGTAGAGTATGATGAAGATTTTATGCAAGGTATACCAGACACCATCTCATTACATAGAAAAAAACATTCTAACACATTGTACACTATTAATGCACTTAATGATTTAATTCGTGAATTGAATGATGGTAAGTTAGATAAAAGATTTCCTATCGAATGGGAAAATTATAGAAACTCATTATTATTGACAGGTGATGAAGGACTAAATAAAATACCTACTAGAATCTATACAATAGTAAATATAAATACTTGGGAAAACGAGAAAAAATAATTGTATTTCCAAAAACTTGTTTATACTTATATAAACAATGGTTACGAAAGTGACTAACAAATAACAACTAACTAATTAAACAAATGGAGAATATAAAATGGATTTAAATGCAATCAAAAATCGCCTTAACCAATTACAAACCACAAATAACAGAACATCGAATCTTTGGAAACCATCACCTGGTAATCAAATCGTTAGAGTTGTTCCTTATAAATTTAATAAGGACAATCCTTTTATCGAATTGTATTTCCACTATGATTTAGGTGGAAAGAATTATCTTTCACCAACATCATTTGGTAGACCAGACCCGATTGAAGAGTTCGCTCAGAAATTAAAAGGAACTGGTTCAAAAGATGACTATCGTCTAGGTAGAAAAGTTGAAGCAAAGATGAGGACATATGCTCCTGTTATTGTACGTGGTGAGGAATCACAAGGTGTTAAGTTTTGGGGATTTGGAAAAACAGTTTATCAAGAACTACTTTCTATAATCGCAGATCCAGATTATGGTGATATCACAGATGCAGTAAGTGGACGTGATATTGCTGTAGAGTTCAAAACAGCCGAGGAAACTGGTGCACAGTATCCATCGACTTCAATTAGAGTCAAACCTAATCAGACTCCTATTACAGAAGACGCATCTTTACTTGAGTCTTTAACAGAGAATCAAAAGAATATTACTGATATATATCAAGAACAATCTTATGATGACCTAACTCAAGCGTTGAATGAATACCTAAATGGTGATTCTACAACTGAAGAAGAATCTAAAGAAGAGACAAAAGTAGCTACTCCAAGTGCTGCTTATAGTTCTAAAGAAACTTCAGATGCATTTGACGACTTATTTAATAACTAAATAAAAAAAATATAGGGTGGTTTGGGTTAAAACCACATATCCATGCATGTAAAAGCTCTGATGATGGAACCACCCTTATTTTATAGGAGAACTATATGTCAACTAGAGATGACTTAGCTGGTGTCTTAGCCGACACCATTAATAAACAATTCAAGGACATGAAAGTAGCATATTTCCTTGATGGTTCAGACACAACACCTACTGATATCAAAGACTTTATTTCTACTGGTTCAACCATGTTGGACTTGGCAATATCAAACCGACCTGATGGTGGAATTGCTGTTGGTAGAATAACAGAATTGAATGGTTTAGAGAGTAGTGGTAAATCCTTAATCGGAGCTCACGTACTTGCTGAAACACAGAAAAAAGGTGGTGTTGCTGTTTATATAGATACAGAAACTGCAGTTAGTACTGATTTCCTTGAGGCTATCGGAGTTGATGTTGAGAGTATGTTATATCTACACTTAGAAACAGTAGAAGATATATTTTCAGCTATCGAAGAGATAGTCGCTAAGGTTCGTGAATCAGACAAAGATAGATTAGTAACTATCCTAGTAGATTCATTAGCTGCCGCTACAACAAAAGTAGAATTAGAAGCAGAGTTCGACAAAGATGGTTGGGCTACTTCTAAGGCTATTATACTTTCTAAAGCTATGAGAAAGATTACTCAGATGATTGGTAGACAGAAAATAGCTTTGGTATTCACAAATCAGTTACGACAGAAACTTGGTGTAATGTTTGGAGATCCTTGGACAACAAGTGGTGGAAAAGCATTACCATTCCATGCTTCAACTCGTATCAGACTAAAGAATGTTGGTCAGATAAAAGATACTAAGAAAAACACTATCGGTATGAAGATGAGAGCACAAGTCATAAAGAACAGACTAGGTCCTCCCATGAGACATGCTGACTTTGAACTTTACTTTGAGAGTGGTATTGATAACGAAGGTAGTTGGTTACACGTTATGAAAGAACACAAACTTGTAAAACAAGGTGGTGCTTGGTACACTATGGATGACCACAATGGTAAAGAGATTAAGTTTCAATCTAAAGATTGGGCTGAATATCTAGAGGATGACGAATTTAAATCATACTGTTATGAGATGATTTGTAATAAAGTCGTTCTTAAATACGAAAAGAACTTTGGTATTGATGACGTTGTAGTTGAAGAGGAAGTTAGTGAGTAATAAAAAATACTTATCCATATTCGAAGAGATAAAGAAAAAGGGTGGTTCATTAGATGATGGAAACCCTAACGACAAAGTACTAATAATAGATGGTCTAAACACGTTTATCCGAGTGTTTAGTGTTATACCAACTACTAATGAGGATGGTATTCACATTGGTGGAATAGTTGGTTTTCTAAGAAGTATTGCTTATGTCGTGAACATGGTTAGACCTACCCGAGTCATCATAGCATTTGATGGCAAGGGTGGTTCTAGTCGGCGTCGTAAGATATATCCTCAGTATAAACAAAACAGAAAAACAAAATATCGTGTAAATCGTTCTAATAGTTTTGCATCACAAGACGATGAGAGAATGAATATGATTATGCAGATACAAAGAGTAGTTGAGTACTTAGAGGCTTTACCACTTACTGTTTTGTCTTATGATAACATTGAAGCAGATGATACCATAGGATATATCTGTAGACAAGTTCTTACTGATAAAGACTTCTTACAGTTAGCTAATGGTAGGATAAAGATTTGGAGCCCAACCAAAAAGAAAATGTATGATGAGGATGCTGTGTTAGAAGAGTATGGTATTTCATCTCACAATCTGATTTGGTACAGAGTATTGGATGGTGACAAGTCAGATAATATTAGTGGTGTTCGTGGTCTTGGACTAAAAACAATACAAAAGAAGTTACCATTTCTTAGTGAAAATCGTATAGTCGAGATGGATGAAGTTGTAAACGAATTACCAGAACATAAAGACACCATTGATTTGAACTACAGATTAATGCAATTATCTGATGTTGATATCTCAGCTTCTACAAAAACAAAAATAGTAGACAGAGTAAATGCACCAATCAATAGGTTGGTAAAGTTTAAGTTTGAAAAGATGTTTTTAGAAGATAAGTTATACACAGCACTACCTAATCTAACAAGTTGGTTAATGACTAACTTCAATCAATTAAACCGTTATGCAGAAAAAACCCATGAGTAAAAAATACAAAAAAATATTACCGATGAAAGATAACGAAAAAGTTATAGACCAATTTGGATGGTTACCATTATCAGTTATAGAACCTGATAGAAAGTCTAAAGTAAAATGGAAAAATGCATATTTGAATGATGGTATATCTGAAAAGAGACGTAGTGATGATAGCGAATACCTACCAGGTTTAGGTTTTAGTGAATTTCATGGAGGTCTTACTGAGGACATAATACATTATTGGTCTACAGTAGATGGTGTTGTAGTTGATCCATTTGCTGGTAGGTTGACGAGAGCATTCGTAAGTTCAGAACTTGGAAGAAAATATTATGGATATGATATATCACCGACTACGGTAAATAGAGTTAGAAAACATTTAGACACTTTCAAGATTGACGCTACTATTTATCTAGAGGATGGTTGTGAAATGAAGTCTACTCCAAACGATTTTGCAGATTTAGTTATGACATGTCCACCTTATCATCAGTTAGAAAAGTATGAAACTGTTGAAAATCAATTATCAGATATAAATGATTACGATATTTTTCTGAAAAAGTTAAAGGTGTGTGCTACTAACATTAAACGAGTTTTAAAACCTGGTGGATTTTTAGTTTGGGTATGTGCAGATTGGCGAGATAATGGACAATTTCGTTCATTTCATACAGACTCAATTCAGATGTTCAAAGAAGTTGGATTGAAACATCACGATTTGGTTGTTATGAAAAATAAAAGTCCATTTGCGAGTATGCAAATTGGTAAGGTTGCTTCTAAAAGATATACAAGTAAAATACATGAATTTGTTTTGGTGTTTAGAAATGAGGGTGAGTTGGATTATCCATCTGAAGAAATAAAAAAATCATTAAATAATTGGTGGTAAAATGAGTGAAACATTAACACAATTTGGAACATCGTTCCAATCTAAAATTATAGCTTCGTTGATGAGTGATATAAAGTTTATACAAACTATTAGTGATATATTAGAACCAGATATGTTTGATTCAGATTCAAACAAATGGTTGGTTAAAAATATCAGAGATTATTTTTATGAATATAAAAAACAACCAACATTGGAAGTTGTAAAGTATAAAGTGGATGATATAGACAATGATGTACTTAAATCTGGTGTGGTAGATAAACTAAGGGATGTTTGGAAAAATATAGAGGCAACGGATTTGGAGTTTGTACAATCAGAAACATTGGACTTCTGTAAGAATCAAACATTAAAAAGTGCTATTTTAAATTCTGTTGATTTATTGGAACAAAAAAAATATGATGAT